ACTCAGAGGTACAAGACGAGATAATGAACTTGTTTATCGACTCACTGCCAAGCACTGCCTTTGCTAAGTCCTTTAAGAATCGAGGCGGATATGATGGCTATATCCCCGATGCTATACATTCTATGCGGGCAAAGTCCTTTGATCTAGCGCGACAGATTAAGCGGATAGATTACAGCAGTCGTATACGCACAATAGAAGGAGAAATAAAAACAGTTCAACAAGACCTGTCGATAAACAACTCTACTAGTAATACTACAACTGCTATAGGAGATGACCTAATAGCTCGCGCTAAGTTTGCTACCAGTGGGGCAGACCTCAAAAGTATAGAAGGCTATGTAAAGAACATTAACCAAGTAGCGTTTATATACACTATTGGCTTTAACGCTTCATCAGCACTTGTTAACCTTAGTCAGTTACCTTTGTTTGTTGGCCCTATGCTAGGCGCTGAATTCGGACATATGAAGACGGGCAAGGTAATGACGGAAGCTATGTCTCTAGTGAAAAGCTCTGGTAACAACATAGACAGTTACTTTGACATAGCTCAAGATAATGACGTTGATTCTAAAACTTTTGGTGAAGTTACCTACACACTAAGAGAGGGGCTAGACCCTAAGATAGTTGCGGAGTACGGGCCACTAACTACCTTGATTACTATGGCTTCAAAAAGATCGTATCTAACGCAGTCGTACATATCAGATGCTATGGGGCTGGACGAAAATACTAGTACGTTTGAGTTTATAAAAGATAAACTTGGGAAGGAGAAGTCGGGACGGATAGATCGTGGCAATGCTTTCCAGAAGGGGTTAAATACCGTATCTTCTACCTCCGCGATAATGTTCAATGCGGGTGAGCGATTTAACCGTCAGGTAACTCTTCTAGCTGCTTATAAGTTATCTCTGGAGGACATGCAGGCTAAAGAAGCTAAGAAGCCTAAAGACGCTCGTAAGAGTAACACTGAAATGGAGCTAGCGGCTTCTGAAGATGCTCTTTATAAGTCTATGGAATACAACGGTGGTGCGGTACTAGAGACAGGCTCTAGAATATCTGCACAAGGTGCTGGCCGCGTTGCGTTTATGTACAAGAACTACGGTTTGCGTATGTATACCACTATGTTCAAGACAGGCAAGAGAGCGATAGAGCTTCAGTTTTTCCCCCCTAAAAACGAAACAGCCTCCCAAAAAGAAGAGCGGTTACGGCAGAAGAAAATAGCATGGGCGCAGGTGCGTGCTGTTCAACTATCTTCTCTTTTAGTAGCAGGTGTTGCAGGTATGCCTCTTTACGGAATAGTGACCGCCGCTATAGACTTGACCCTAGACGATGACGAGGATGATTCAGATACTGTAGTACGTAAGTACTTAGGAGAAGGTTGGTATAAAGGGCCAGCAGTAGCCGCGCTAGGAGTAGATTTCTCAAAACGTGTTAGGTTGAATAGCCTCTTGTTTGAAGCTAACAGATACTCTAAAGACCCATCTCTAGAAGAGTCTTTCTTTCATTACTTTGGTGGCCCCGCAGCCAGTACTATATTACGTGGTGCTCGTTCTGTTAAAGACTTCTCTGATGGCGAGGTAGAGCGAGGTATAGAAAGTGCATTGCCCGCAGGACTTACAAACATTTTAAGGAACAGCCCTATAGGTCGTTTCCAAAAAGAAGATGGTATGCGGACTAGGCGTGGAGATGTAATATACGATGATGTTACTGCCGGAGATTTCTTTGCAGGTATGATCGGGTTTCCTCCAGCAGGGTACACGTTTGCTCAAGAACAAACTAACGTAGAGCAACGTATTAGCGGAGCAGTTACTAAAGAACGATCTAAGTTAATGAAGAGATACTATCAAGCTCGTAGGGATGGGGATTACCCTGAGGGTGCTGCGGTTTTCAAAGAAATGATGGCGTTCGGTAAGGAACATCCAACTGCCGCGATAAACTATGACTCTTTGAAGCGGTCTTACAACGGACACCAAAGGACAACGGCTAAGATGCACAACGGAACTACGATTAGTCCTATGATGAAAAGAGTTTTAGAGGAGGAACGGAAAAATTATAGTATGGGCTTTTTCGATTAAAAAAACTCCCTGCCGCCTCGGAAACGAACAGGGAGAAAGAGGTGAACTGCTACAGTGTACGCCAGACACGTACTCCTAACTTGTCATCCTGTATTATAACTCTAATCTCTAGTTGCCAACACTTACGCTTAAATATATTTTTGCACTGTGTGATAGCTTTTTGTGTGTTTATACAGGGTATAAAGACTGAGGCTCCTACTACCATCTTGCCCCAGTTCACTATTACCTTAACCCCGTCAGGGTCTAGGTCATCCAGTTTAAGCATCGGTAGGCTCGTCTAAAGGAGTTTTAGAGCAGTCTATAGCTACTACACGGGATGGTGGTAACTGAGTAGAGGTACCCCTAGTCAGTCTCATAGTTATGCTCCTTGCCGCCATATGTGCTATCAAATCTGCTAAGAACGAACTATAGGTTATATCCTGCCTACCGCACCATGCTTTTAATGGCTTGGGGGTAAGGTATAACATCTTTGTATCTGTCTCGTACCTACCCACCAGACGAATTCTAGGATCGACTTCTGGTATTACCAGTTCATCTAGCCCATTGTCTTGTGTACTACGTAAGTCATCAGTACTACGTATCTTTAATATGCTACCCCAGTTCTCGTGTAAGTAGTTGTTTAGTGTTTCCTGTACAGATGATCCCATTTCTCCTACGCTACGTAAGTTCTCTTTTAGTAAGCCCAATGAATAGTTCATTAACTTCTTGGGTAAGTAAGGTAGTAGTTCTAACCGATAAGCTATCATAGCCCCTGTAATAGTACATGCTGCCCCCGCTGACCAAAAACGGTTTTCTGCTTTCAACCCCGCTTCTTTATCTATAGCTTTCTGTACTCTGTCTAGCAGTATCCTAATTTCTTCTAGGTTATCTATAACGTACTGTATGTATATAATCCCTGCATGACCGTAGAGTATTTCCGCGTTCTGGGCATGTATATCCGTAAGGTGCTTAGTCTCTGACTCGTCAAACAACTTCTTAGCCTTTGTTTCTAGCATCCTCTGCGCTTCTGCTTTCGGCATAGCTTTAGCTAAACTTACCTTTTCGATAATGCTAGTGTTGCCTGTAGTAACTGTTAGCAGACTCCAAGGCTCTCCCCTAGCACGTTCTGTATTACCTCCACCTGCCATACGGTTTTTCTGCCTACCCCCAGAGAGTTGGTAGATCATGTCTGAAAGTTCTTCTGGCTTGGCGTTTGTCATCTCATCAATGTAGAGGGGTAAGTTATGGTATACCTCCCCACGTAACATCCTAGAGTTTTGCGTATCATTCTTGTCTATCACTAGTTCTTTAGGTTTGCCCCACACCGAAGCCCCTACGTACATAGCTGTAGTCTTACCTAGACCAGATTCAGTACTGTGTACATGCAATCCAGAACAAGCTATAGGACTCAGTGCCATCAAAGGGGAACCGAAGCTTGTAGCTACTATGTACTGGTGCAGTTCAAACCCATCTCGGTTATAGAAGTTAACCATCTCTTTCCACTCTTCCATAGTGCCGCTTGGCTCAAAGGCATGAAACAAGTCTCTGGTAGGCGTAGATGGAGGGTTAGACTCTATGTGATCGGCAAATATTTCTTTATCCCCTAGTACAAAGGACTTAAAGTCTTCCCCAGTCCACCCAAACTGCCTACGGGCGTGCTGAGTAGCGGTAGTAGCTTGTAACTCGTTTACCCACCTAGTCGTGTAATTCATAATATCATCCATCTTAGTTACAGCTACCCCGTGTGCGGCCATTTGCTTACGGAACTCTTCTTTAGAAGTAACGGCTGTGAGTGGTACAGTAAACTCTCTGACCCCATCTATAGGCAGGTGGAGGCGCATAACTATACCCTCGCCAGATTCGACATCCTGTATACGCTTAACGACATATAAGTCATTGTGATAGACCAACTTCTCGTCTACGTCTCCATCTTCTGTCTTGGTGCGTATGTACACGCCACCAGTAGCACCACGGAAATAAGGTTTAGGATACGGTGGTATGGTATATACCTTACTATCCCCAGAGCCTGTTTCCATAGCTACTACGTTATCTTCTTCGTCTGCTTCTTTGATCCGTTGCCCTAGTACTATAGGAGAACCGATCTTGCCCCAGTGCTTACAGTCTGTACACACGTCCGGCCTGTTGTCATTGAATGTCTCACACCTGTGAACATGTTTTGTAGTGTCGTACTTGCTATCTGTTTCGTCGGGATCGTAATCATCGTACCCCCGCGATATTTTATGTGCGCCTTCTCTCCCACCATCTACACAGTGTTTGATGATAGATACAGCGTCAAACCACAAAGGCTCACTAATCTCGTTAGGGTTCTTTAAGACGTGCGATATCTGAGCACAGCCATCTCCCTTACTAGTCTTAGCAATGATATCTTTAAAGTAGTTCTCTCTATTGTTATAGAGTCCCTGCACAACTGCACTAAACTCTTCCACCATACGTTCGGGGACTGGTATCAAGTCATGTCCAAGCAGTTCTGAAAACGTGTCAAAGTTAACTAGGTCTTGGGTAGTGTTCCCGAAGTACCCTACTTCCGTAGGGGGAGTAGTCTTATAGTTATGCGTAGAGGGTATACGTAATATCCTAGCCGCATCAGAAGTCACTGAGTGGTCACAGATTAACCCGTGTGTCTTTGTTAGAGCCTTTAGACGGGAGGCTACTGGGAACCAATCATCGTATACGACAGGTTCAGACAGGTGCCAGTATACGTGTACACCCCGTCCAGAGTTAACAAGCACAGGTGTAGGCAGTTTTACGGTCTTGCAAAAACTTTGTAGGGCTACTATCGCTTCTTCCTGCGTAGCATACCCCTTGCCTTCTTTGTCTTTAACGTCACCACAGTCTATGTCAAAAAAGAATGACTGTAACTTGTGTACGTTATCAACCTTCCGTGAGGTTGGTTCTTTAAAACTTGCGAGAGCAAAGTAACAATCGTATCCGTCTGTATTCAGTTCGTGCGCTTTGTCTATTAACTGATCTATCTTAGAGTAAAACTTTTGTTGTATACGATCAGTCTTCTTGTTATGCGCCCAAATACAGTAGGAGCCGCTGTCGGCTAAAGCCCTCTGCAAAAATGATTTAGTATTCATATCCGCATCCGAGAGGTAGGGTAGCAGGGGTGCATATGCACCCTTTTCGGATTAGTATCCTAGCTACAGGTTATTTAAAGGGGGAGGTTTTACCCGTCCCAATTATCAACGATGGATGCTAAGTCTTTGTCTTCTTCTTTTGGTGCTACGGACTTCTTCTTAGCGGTTTTCTTAGGTTGCTCTATAGGAGCTTCTTCTGCGGTATCATCTCCAAACAAGTCATCAGATACTACTGGAGCTTGAGTAGCATTAACTTCTGCTGAAGAAATATTTGCAGACACTGTTTCAAAGGGATTGTCACTCTCTAACTCAAACCCATCTGCTACTACGCCAAACGGTGAAGCGGCTTCCAAAGGCAGATACTTAATAACCTGTACAGCACGTAAGCGAACAGATACACCTGCGTCACGCATGTTATAGGGATAGAAAGTAACAGCGACATTAGCCGTACTGCCTGTAGTAAGTTTAAAGTCTTCTGGTAACTCCTTACTCTTAGCGTCAAACTGCTTCGGGGGGATGGTAGCATCTTTACCGTAGGCCGCTTTAAGTACAGCCTTACCTACAAACATGCCGTCTTCTTGCTTCTCAAAGGGAAAGTCGATCTTCTCAGGCCAACCTTTTTCTTTAGCCTTCTGGTAAGCCGCGTCCATCTGCCCATAAAGAGCCTTGGCTTTATCCTTGTCCATACGGAACTTGGTTTCGTACTTAGCGCCATCGTCAAATGGGGTACAGGGTACGCTCTTACCGTTATCACCCGCCGTCTGGTCAAACTTATACGGCTGATTGATGCGGGGGTAGAGTATCTCTACATTTTCAATTATATAACTCATACTATGTTCCTTTACTGGTTGCGTTTAATTCAAAACCTTCTACTACTGAGAAAGGAGACTTAGGTTCCGCAAACACATCTAGGCTTATCGCCTTCAATGTATCGGGGTGGTTCTTTAACTCTGAAACCTTTTCTGCCTCGCCTTCATTCAGTGACCGTATCGGTTTAAAATAAAGTTTAGGGATCGGACTTTGTTCATCAAAATATACTCGCGTAATGATGCGAGTTGCTACAGAACCTCTGCTAGACAAGAACTTAACATAGTCTTGCATCGGCATGTGTCCACCGTTACCCCTACCATATATAGATGTAGCAGGTAACTGTAGTTGGTACACCTCGTCTAGTTGACCATCAAACACGACAGCTAGGCGTTGGGCAAACCTACAAGCACGTCCACGGTTACTCCCTGACCCACGTATATTCTGTGGGCAATCCATACAACGGGCGGCTTGCTTTTTCTCTTGGGGTACATCTACAGAAGGTCTTTGCGTATCTGCTGACCAACACGTTGGCACTGCTGACCTGTTAGGGTCGTAAGCATTCTCAAAGTATGAGCGTGAGACAGGAGCCGCATTAACAACTATGATGTCCTTAGAGTCTTCTTCTATAATAGCTGTTTCGTTGCCAACCACAATAGAAAACTTCCTACCGTACAAACTAATTCGACGCACACTACATATCCTCGTCGAACAAATCTTCCATCTCTGCGGGAGAAGCGGCTTCTTTTCTCCTAATGTAACTTTTTACCTTGTCTTCAGCCTCTTCTTGCAAGGAGCGCACTGTAGCTTTAGCACCTTCTTCTGTTGGGTCAACCCTAGCGCCATTAGACAACAGCGAGTCAGTAACATCAGAAATCTTAAACCTGTACGTACTGCCTACTTTTATAAAGGAGTTGGGAGATATGTGTTTTCTACGTACCCACGAGCGTATAGTCGATACCGATACTGAAAAGTGGTCGGCTATCTCTTCTATAGGTACAAATGATTCTTTGTTTTCCATTATTTTTTCCTTACCGCAACTGCGTATTCTGAATCTACGTTAAGACCTTTTGGCACAAGGTCGGGGTTATCTTCTAAAAACTGCCGAACATTACCTTGGTTAAGACGCTTGTCAAAAAACTCTGGTACCTCGTTCTCCATAACAAATTTGTACATAGACTCCCAATCGCTAGTCCAGTACCTAGTCTTAACTGATCTATAAAACAGCCCTGCTGATGTCTTAACACTTTCTACACCTTGCTCCTCGCAATACTTGAGTAGTGCTTCTTTTATCTTCTCAAGATTTTCTGCAAGTACGGAGTCCTTATCTTTAAACTCCGCTGTCAGTTCCGCTCTCTTTATCTTTATCTTCAAGTAAGTCTCGGTCAGCTTCTCAGGGGTTACATTACTCATACTTCCTCCAATCGTTGACGAGATGTATACTTTAGTGAGTCTTTGTGCGCTAGTCAAGTATTTCTTTATAAAGGTCGATCATCTTTGTGTGAACGTCTATTCTACTGTCTAATAGCGAGTAAACGCGCTTTTCTACGTTCGATCCTTGTAGCTGAACAACGGTACACTTGTGGTCTTGGCCTGACCTATGTACACGAGCGTTAGCTTGCAGGTAGGTTTCAAGGGAACTTGTTGGCCCCCACCAGACTACAGTGTTAGCTGCTGTTAACGTAACACCATGTGCTGCGGCTTGAGGTTGTATTACCAGCACCTTTGGATCATCTTGTTCTTGGAACTGTTTAAATATTCTCGTGCGGTTCGGTGCGCTAACATCGCCACGGATTACTTCAGTAGATATTTTATCCTCGCGTAGCTTGTTAGTAAGTATGTCTATGGTGTGCTTAAACGGCACGAACACTAACACCTTCTTACTAGATTCGTCTATGACTTCTCGTAGCACCTTGTACCTATGCTTAATATCAAACTCTAACGCCCCTCCATCGTCTGTGTACACTGCGCCACTAGATATTTGGAGTAGCTTGTTCATACTTACAGCCGCATTGACCGCAGTTATCTGCTCACCTGACGCTTGCATTATCATCCGGTCTTTTAGTTCTTTGTAATACTTCTTCTGTTGACGTGTTAACTCCACCTCTCGCTTAACGTATACCATCGGTGGTAGGTCAAGGCATTCTTCTTTTGTAAATCGTATGGCAGGCTGTAACGCGTTATAGACTGTCTCTGTAGCGGTTTCTTTGGCTACCCACTTAAAGTTAGTTACCTTACGCATGACTTGATCGCGGAAAGAACCAAAGAAGTTAGGTACTCTTTTGGGGTTTATTAGTTTAGCTAGGCCATACGCATCCAACGGACTCTGTGCCGCAGGTGTACCTGTCATCATCCATAGCCAAGTATTCGGTTTGATTAACCTGTTTAAAGTTTTCCATCGGGTAGTCTGTGGGTTTTTGTAATGCGTAGCTTCGTCTACAATTATTAGGTCAAAGCCCCCATTAGCGATAGTGTCCTCGACGATAGCTAGCCCATCGTAATTTATTACTACGTAGTCAGCACCGTTGTTGATAATCTTCCTACGCTTCTCTGCCGCACCATAGGCTACATCGACAGTCCTGTGCATGGCAAACTTAAACAAATCATCTCGCCATGCGGAATCCATAATAGATAGGGGGCATATGACCAACACGCGGTTTATCTTGCCAACATTAAGAAGGTAGTCTGATGCCCATATAGCACTAGCGGTCTTGCCTGTACCCTGCTCGTTAAAGCAAAACGACTTCCTGTTAAGTGTTAGGAAGGATGCGGTAGTCTTCTGGTGGTCGAACGGTGCGTACTGTCCTGTCCATTCATACTTACCCTCTATAGGAGAAGGTGCCTTAATATTTAAGTTGCGTAGTACATGAGTCTCTTCTATGCCCCAGTTAACTAGCACTTGGTTATCCGATAACTCTTTACTCTTTGGTATTACCGTAGTCACCTGACTAGGGTTGCGAAGGCGTAACAATAACGCCCTGTTGTCTACTATCTGCATAATTTTACAAACTCCGTCATTGGTATGTACACACACGGTTCTACATCGTAACTATCGTTTCTATCGTACCTACCCCCTAAACGTTTCTCGTACCCCTTTCTTATCACCACTGCGAATACTCCGTCAGTAAACCTTACCACTAGCAAGGGCATAATCTTATCCTTCCAACTTATCTGTAACATGCTATTAGCCTTACTAGCACTTATCATATAAGTAGGGTACTTATCACTAGCGTTAGTCCTAGCTTTGATTTCTATAACCGCTACAGGTTTACCCTCTTTGAGTAACAAGCCATCTGTGGAAGCAAAGGGTTCGGATTTCTCATACGTAAACTCTCCACTAGCCTCAATGTAATCTTTTATATACCCCTCATTACTACGGTCAAAGTCGTTCTCGTATGTGGGTCGCATTTATTCCTCCGTTGCGAAACAGCATGAAGTGGGTGTCCACGCCATGCGAAGGCGTAACAATAACGCCCTGTTGTCTACTATCTGCATCTTTTTATTGTCCTGTTAACGTATTAGGTGGTAGGTATCTATACCCGCAGCTCCCGGGCAGGGATAAGTTCTTAAAAATAAGCCCTGCTTCGCCCACAGATAGAGCCACGTCTGCATATTACCGTATGCCATATCCGTAGATACGACACATCCTTTGGACTTCCTAGATTTTATACGTCGAATTAACTGCCTCGGAGGCAACGTACTTTATTTTATGACGCATCTAAGCAACGTCTCACACACACACATACCAACCAAGTATTAAGTAGATACCAATTAATCATTATGAATAACTGTTAACTCTATGTAGAATGCCGCCTCCAAACAAATACTCCAGAGGCAACCGTGATCATTTACATGTTAATTTTCGTTATACTATCCCTAGGCGCAGTAGCTAAACAAGACCTATGAGTAGTTCCGTCTTCTGTTAGCAGAAGAACTTTCTATACGTACACCATCTTTGTTACTACCACCTCGGCTCAATGCTACGTTATGACTAACGTCCTTACCTTCGCGCTTGTCGGCCTTGCCGTTATTGTTAGCATCTCTGCCTTCTCTGTCTATCTTGCGCCTAGCCCGTTGTCGTTCCATACGGGCGAAGTGCGCTTTACTCCCAACAGGAGGGTTCTTCTGTTTCTTGCGGTCTGCTTTATTTTTGTACGGCATTAGTTTCTCCCATTGTAAACACATTCTGTTACTACGCAGTGACGTTTGCATAGTCCACTTTGATTAGCATTCCACACATCTTTTATGTACGCTTGCTCCATACGATTATAATCGGCAAGCCACTTAGCCCAAAGGCTCGGTGCTACATCATAGTCATATTGTTCTTTCACTAACTCGTTACACACTACGAACACTAATCCACCACGTACTGTTTTTATGTCGGGGTAGTGTTTGAATACTGCCAGAGCCATAAGCTCCAACTGCCCCTTGTCAGCGTACCTAGTGTTCTTGCTTGTCTTGTAATCTATAACCCATGCTACCTTAGATTCTCTATCGAGGATAACTAAATCCGCTATGCCTCTCCACCACACGTTATCATCTCTGAATCCACATGGCTCTAGGTTCTCTGTGAGTCCCATCTCCAACTCACATATCTTCTCCCCCTTCTTATCTATGAGAGAGTCTAGCACTGCCTTACCATACATAAACTTCTCTGGCAGAGGCGTACCATCTCTAACATATTCCTCTGCCGCTAAGTGAAACGCTGTACCGTAGTACATCGCTTCTGTCTCAGGTTCCTTGTAACTCTTAGTCACCTTCAGATGGTAGAACTTTTTAGGACACTGCTCAAACGACTTAATCTTTGAGAACGACCACGGCTTTATATTCACTTGGTTTGATCCTTTTCTATTGCTTCAGCCGCTTCGTATAGTCCTTCTATAAGACTATGTAACATCTCCACATCAAGTATAAGTTGCCCCTTGTGCATGGTGCTACCTACAGTCTCTACTTGCTCTACAAATACAAGGATATCTTCGTCTTTTTCTCCCACGATTATTTGTAGGTAGGCGTTGGTAGTCTCAACGTCCTTAGTCTTCCTAAACTTGTTAATATCTATGACATTACTCATCAGGTTCACAATCTCCATATGCTTTAGCTACCCCAGACTCGCAGTCTAGTGGTAGCCCTTCTGCCCAGTCCGGTGTTTTACGCATACACATCTCTATGTATGCCTGTGCTTCTTTAGCCTCTTCGATAGGTACGCAACATACAATGGAGTCATGTACGGTAAGCACTGCGCGATACTTCTTGGTTATATCTACTAACTGATCACCAATTATACACCTTGCGTACGCTTGGCATATGTTCTCTACCACCTTACCACCATAGATTCTGGTTCGGCTTCGCCTAGTCTGGTAATCAAACTCAATACCTTTAGTGCCTTGTGTCCACGATAGATCGTCATAACGCATTCTTAGCCCTGACGGCAGTAGTGTCCATGCATTACCTTCGTCCGACCCGTACTTAACTATACCTCTTGGGCCAAAGGTACCGTAGTTACCACGAGACATATCAACTAGCATTGCCTGACATGTTCTCCATAGCTTATCTATATTGGCATTGGCTTCCCGATATATCTTAACAACTCGACGACCTTCAGTCAGTGGCATGTCTACACCAAACGTCTTTAGCTGTTCTACAAATCGTTCTGCTCCCATACCGTAACCACAACCTAGGATAGTAGTCTTACCAACAAACCTCTGCGCCTTAGTTACCTTGTCCTCTGGTACGTTATATATAACAGCCGCCATCTTTACATACACATCTTCTTTGTTAGCGAATGCTGAGACCAGCTCCGACTCATCGGCAAGCCACGCTAGTACCCTTGCCTCAATCTGCGAGGAGTCACAGTCCACTAATATGTACCCTTCAGGCGCAATGATACTCTTCTTTAACTTCTTACCATGTTGCCCACGGCTAGGTAGATTCTGTATGTTGATCTTGTCATCGCCTCCCCACCTACCAGTATGAGCGGCATAGTACCTTATAGGTACGGGCATTAGTCCACGATTAGCAATGCCTATGAATCTCTCGGTGCGTGCCTCTTCAAGGGTACTCTTAGTCCCTAAACGTGTTACCACTAGAGACTGTACGCGAGGGTCTGGATGGTCAAGTAAAGCCTTAAACCCTTCGTCTGACTTGGCGAAGGCGAACGTCTGCTTACCTGTAGTGAGACTAACCTTCATAGGGGGTATTACACCTAGCCCTTTAAGCAACTCAGCAAACTTAGGGTTGCTCATTAATTCTTTCTTAGTTACACCAGAAGCTGTTATGAGGTCTTCTTTAATTTGCCTAGTGCTACCAAGGTGTTCCTCTAACATAGGAAGGTCTAGGTCTATCATAGGCTCGGTGAACATACGCAGGGTACGATCTATTATACGTAACTCTTGTTTCGGAAAATCCTTACCCATTATAGAGAACAACTTATATGTTAGTTCCACATCGTTAACGCAGTAGTCTCCGTACTTGTCTAGTTCTTCTTCGGTAAAATCGCTACGTCTTTTTCCAATAGCATCAAGTACTTCTGTTCCCTTGTCCCCAATAGCATATCGTTGAGCAAGTACAGCGAGAGAGCCGCCAACTTCCACGCCATGCAAAGCACGAGCAATACATAAAGTGTCAGTAAGTAAGCGAGGGTGAACATCAAACGTCCAAGACAAAATAGCGCCATCAAACAAAGTATTGTGAGCCAAAAGGACAGAACTAGCCCAGTCAAACGTGTGGAGGTAATCTTTGATCTCAGCATGAGTGCCGCTTGCCCATTCGGTGTTCCCGTTGTTTATCTTAACACCTACACCGATCACCTCAAAGCGAGGATCACGGATATAGGATTCGGTTGTCATCTTGCGTAATGAAAAGTCTTTGTCGTAATACGTTTCAAAGTCTACGGTAATAAGATCCATTAGCTATACCGTACCAACTTTAAATACTTCATAAAACGCTTTTACTTCCCCCCTAGATACCCCTGTGTCATCAGAGGTTCGTCGTACTGTGTTATTACCTTGTGCAGGGTCAGTAAAGTACTCATATAATCGTCTCAAGTTCTCAGAACCAATTTCTACATCATTCAATACATTCATAGCTTTTATCGTCTCCTCGTGTTTAATATCTTCCACATTCTTCGTTGCCATTCTTCCAGTGTTATCCACCGCCACTGCCTCGTGTAGTTCTCCGTCTGTATGCAACATCCAAATTCCACGGTGGTCTATGTGAAATACTCGCCCATATTGGGACAGTCCTAGTACCTGCCCGTCACTTGAATCAATAATAATCTGTTTTATCTGTTCTTTTCCTCTTCCATCAGTCTTCATTTTCAACTTCCTCTATTAACTTGTTTAGGTACCACTGGGCTTTCTTTAAGTCCTCTAACGGCTTGTCCTTACGCTCGTACCTCCAAAGGTATTTCAGGCAAGCACCCTTGCAGTACCCCCTGAATGCTTCGGGTGTCATAGACTCTTGTATCCCCTCAATGCATTCAACCTTGCCGTAGGTATAGTGGCTTGGGTTGTTTACCATGTCTTCTTCTGGCGTGCACCATGCCTCTAGCCCTGTCTTTTCTATAGCAGGGATTTCTTCCTGTAACCTTTCCCAATCTTCTTTACTAGCCATACTATCCTCCTAGGATTAGTTCAATGTCATTCATGTTGTCTTCGTTTACTACGCACGCGATTCCGTACGCTTCGCTTATCTCTTTGAGATTCTTTTCCTGTAGTGCTGTTGGCATGTTCTTACCTGCCTTACACTCTATCCCAAAGAACTTACCTTTGTAGCATCCAACTATGTCAGGTACTCCGCTCTTACCGTATCCCCCAGTAGCAGGGAAAAAGTAGTAGCACCCTAACGTCTTTAGCTGTTCAACTATCTTCTTCTTTACCTTCCCTTCCGGTGTCATCGCCATCGTCTGCCCCTCGTGTTGATACCAGCCCCTCGTGCCGCCTTGCCGCCCATGCACGCTCTTTGTCTCCTACTATCAGTGAGGCACCATAGGTCATCACACAGAAACCTACTATCAACACCACACCAAACAAACATGACAATACTTGACCTAACATATACTCACTCCTATATGGTAGGGGTTACCCCTACCTTACGGGGCAAAACCCAATATGTGTCGGCGTTAATACGCGCACCAACACCCTCTAACCATGTGTATTTGGTAGTTCCATACGTACATATACCTAGTACAGCCAAGCGATTAGTCATCCACTCAGGTATATCTTCATAACAATAATACCCATCACTAATCGGCGAGTCAATACAATCTATGCCAATGCATACTACATTGATGCCATTGATGTCGTTATGTACTTTAACGCGGTATACACTGTCTTCTGATGGGGTATCAAAGGGAAACGTGTTAAGCGTAGACATAGTACAGTGTCTCCATGTTGCGGTGTCCTACCTCTTCAACATAGTCCCCTACATCACATATAGATAGTGCGGCTAACTTAGACATAATGTCAGAGGGTAGAGTCTCAGCCCTATACCTAGGGGTGCCATGTAAACTGTCGTACAGGCTGTCTGTATCCCACCCACTCATTACAGATATGTCAGGGATACGTGCAACGTCAAAGGTCTGCTCGCCTAACCTCTCGTACACCCTTACACAGTAAGCTGTTACAGGTAGCGCCTTCTGCTCGTCTAGGGTTGCCATAATACTACGAGCGTTAGCTACATCCTTGTGGAATTCGGCAGATAGGAAGTGTTGCCCAGAGTCCATCTTATGGCACAACTCTAGCCATATGGGTGCTTGTCTGACGCGGCTTACATTGCAGGTAAGATTGATCTTACTTAACGCTTTTGTAAGATCATCAGAGAATGTTTCACCAAAATCCTTTACCTTGTCTAAGGTATCGCGGTAGCTACGTCTTATAACTTCTTGGTGGCTTATGGGTAGTAGATGCCTCTTGGCATTGCGTACGGCAGTGTGTACATTCTCTGACATCTTCATGCGGTGCTGTACCCTGTAGCTGTCACACTTGTTGTTTTCTATGTTCTGTGCAAACACTACGTACTTGGGATCACTGTTCCGCGATATGCTGAAGTCTCCGTAGCCTATAAAGCCCAGAACGTATAAGTCGTTAGGGTCGTATACAAAGTACCGCGTCCTTCCATACACCCCTCTACTGTCAAAAGCAAACTTGTAAGCGTGTCGTAACCCTTTAGATACAGCTAGTAAGTAATCCCTAACCTCTGTAGGTATCCGACTAACGGGGGGGCCGTCATCGGTACTCATCCATCCAGTTACAGGGACTTCTAGGTCTTTATTTGTGAAGGTCGTATAGCTTGTATTTGATTTTATCTGCGCTACTAAAGGTACGTTGTGGTCTCCATTAAAACTCATAATATTTCTCCGATTTTTGGGGGACTGAAAGGTGGTATTTCAGTCCTGTTGGTAGGGGTTACCCCTACTGTTGGGTTGGGTTTACTATCTTCTTGGTTAGCCACTCACCTGAAAACTTCTCATTAGGCGTTGTTAAAGCTGACCTAACTTCGCTTGCTTTCTTCTTAGGGCTACGTGAAACACGTTCTCCATCGTTGCCATAGTTCTGGTTGATCGGACGCAAGTGTGCGGCATACACCTCGTACACTTTGTGTAACCTCGTTGCCATCGTACTAGCGGATAGCCCCGACACCCTTGCGTAGTCACTCGCCGTGTAGAAATGCCCTGTAGTAAGTTCAGGGTGTTCACCTCTAAATGGTAGTAGTCTTACTGATCCCATGTCTCTCTCCTTTAGTTAGCCTTTAGTACTGGTGAACCCACCATACTTGTTTACAAATGCGTTTAGCTTAGACCTGAACTTCTTAGGGTCAGAAAAGGGGTCAGGCTTAACATGTTCAGCGTTAGCGTAATCCCAATACGTATGGGCATTGTCGTAACCTTCCGTCATAAACTCGCACAATATATCTACACGTCCCTCTTTAGTAGCGTCAATCAAGATAGCCATAAAACGGTCTTCGGCTTCGCGTGCCGTTTTAGTAGGGTCAGACCGCATTCCTACTGTCAATCTTCTCTGCTGAGATTCATACCACGATTTTCGGCACTCCTCGCCAATGATAGGGATCATAGTCCACGCCCACTCTACAAAGTTATGAATGCCTTCTTTGTATTTAGCCTTGCGCTCTTTGTCTACTACCTTGCGTGGTAACGGGTAAGGCTTACTTGCCAGTACCCAAGACTTATGGGGATCAGGGCGAGAATACACTAGGGGCTTACGATTATCACTTCCTCCTCCCTTGGGTAGGTAGTCTCTCTTAGTAGCACCACCTGTTTGTACGAACTGCTTACCGTTCGACACAGAATGCCACATCCCCTCTGGCATAAAGTAATCGTGGAACGTGTAGATGCTACAGTGTGCGAAATCCCCTATCCCGTTCATTATAGTGACAGTGACAACACCCTTGGCATCCTCATGCCACTCTATGTAAGGTATAAAGGCCCCCTCCCTCACGGCACCGTTGTCTAGGTAGGAGCACCATCCTATGCCTAAGTGAAACGTGTTATCGTCTACCTTGCGTATCTCCTCATGCTTGCGACCCCTGCACCCGATAGGACGTGTGTTAGTCCCTCGGATAGGTTTTACATTGTCGTAGTGATCTCTCACTTTCTGCATCGTTGCTAGTCTTACTGGATACTTAGCCATTAGCAGACTCCCCTTAACACACAGTCGCTGTATGTCATGTTGTTAACAAACAAATATAGTGCCGTCAATGTTAGAGATAGCACCAAGTACTTAACGTCTTTACGTATATACATTACATGTCCCTCGCTTTTATGTGAACTCGTTTACCTACGTCTGGATTAGCGTGCTTGTTGTCTAATATAGCCCAGAGTACAGGACACGGCCATGTACCCCAACCACCGAATAAGTAACCATCGGTGAGTACCACAACTGCTGAAGGTGTTATGTTGTTCTCCTGCATGTACTCGGTAACACAGGTAACATCAGTACCTCCACCGGACATTGGCTTAGTCGATGCAATCATCTGATCCAACTCGTGCATCTCATACACCTCGTCGCGTACCACTTCACTGCCCCAGTACAGTAGGCGTACCCTGTTAGGTTTCACAATATCCAGAATGCCCTTGGTCTCTGTTAACATAACAGTAATCTCTCTCTGTCCGACAGAGCCTGACGTGTCAATACCAATCACCAACTCCTCGATAGTCTCGCTCACACCACTAGGCATGTACACGCCCTGACTTAGGAACCTGCGATTTGGCCTCGCGAATGTGGCATAGTCGTTACCCCTACAGGTGTTAGTAACAAACTCACGCATCACCTCGCGCCAATCGACCTGCACCTTGAGTAGGTCATCGAACAAGCGATCACCCCCGCTCCCTGCTTTACCTGAAGCCAGAACACCCTGACGTATTGCCTCGTCAATATCACGCCCCAACTGTTCGCTCTCTTCCTTGGATATAGACTCTGCACCTTCCCAATCATGCTCATCGAACCCTGCGTTGGTAGGGGTGTCCCCTACCTCGTCCTCGTCGAGACCAGTCCCGCCGCCGTCTTCCCCTTCTCCTTCTTCTCCTTCCCCTTCTTCGCCATCATCGCCACCGCCACCGCCACCTTCTTCGGGGGGTTGTTCAGTGTGTAGTATGTTAAACACCTGTGCGGTATCCATGTCACGGAACCGCTCGTCTAGTAGTACACCCTTGGGTGGTACCGCAAACCCATCCTTGTTCTCATCAACTATCTTGAGGTTGATAACGTAATCCATAGCCATGTTCGCTAGCATTGCATCTATCTTCCACAGGTGCTTCCACGTAGTCATGTGACGATACAGCTTGTGATACTCCTCGTGTAACACAACGAACCGTAGTTCGGGGTCAGAAAGCGCGGCAATGAACTTGCGGCCAAACTTACAGTCCCGTCCATTGGTACACGCGGTGGGTATACCCTCCTCTACACTCTTGGTGCCGATCATAACCACACCCGCTAGGGCCACGTATTTGGAATGGCCCATTATGTTGACGACGGATTTAGTCAGTCGCTCCTCCTCTGTTAACATGTTTCTACCTAGTAACATACGTCTCTCCTTTAAATACCACAGGTTGCAATAATACCGCTGTAGGTCGGTTGGTAGGGGTAGCCCCTACCATCTTGTGGGTATGCCTAATCAAAGCATTAGCCTTCTTGCGCTCTCGCTTGGTAAGTAGGCGGTGAAGGTACCCCCTTGTTGCACGTATCTGCGGGCTGTCTCTCACTTCTTGTCAGCCGCAAACATGTAACCGTTATTCATGCACCAGTCAGTAAACTTGGCGTTGGTCATAACGATCTTACGGTGGGGATACTTGTCATGCCTTACGGTGTTAACAAACACACCTTGCGCTTCCTTGTCGAGTCGCTCCATGTATGTCATCCACGCATCTATCCAATCCCGCCCCAGAGTCTGCGCGGCCTTGTACACTATCATCATCACAGCGGCGGGTTTATCAGGGACTCTGGCTTTGGTCGGGTCGTTCTTGATAGACTCCATGCTAGGTAGCTGATCACCTAGCTTGATTTGTGCTACCAATAGCAGGGCGGCACTACTGCCTATCGTACCTATCAGACCACTTGTTAACATGTCATCACTGAAGTGTTCTCTTTGTAGCATTATGTCGGATGCCGCATGTAGTGAACGAGGGGTAACAAACTGCTCACTGTTCGGTGCTTGGGGGTGGAATATGTAGGGGTTGTCTTCTGGATTAGATACATCCTGAAAGTCATGGAACAACTGAGCGTTGTCCTTGGCCCAACCACACAGCACAGGGTCGAGTCCGTTGGGTATGGCGAAGTCGGTTAGCCACTCCATGTTGGTGGGCTTCTTGAGTCGCAGTATGGTTATGCGATTGCGTGCATGGTTGGGTAACATGTCACCCACATTCTCTGCACCTAGGTTGGTAGTAGCGAACACGATAGAGTCGGGGTGTAGTGTGTAGCTACCGATCTTACGCTCTAGCAAGATACGCAGTAGTGAGTTCTTGATGTCACGTTCTGCCTTGCCGTACTCATCCACCATCAGGATGATGGGCTTGTCGAGGTGCGCCCCTAGTTCTTCGTTGGTCAGATAGGTGACGTACCCCTGCCCATTGTCCATGTGTGCTATGTTAGGGATAGCCACATCACCTGATACCTTGGTGGTACAGTCAAAGTAACAGGGTATGTGGTTGGGTAGTCTAGCGGCCAGACCGTTGAGCATACTTGACTTGCCGCAACCCATCGGGCCTTCCAGTAATACGGTTCGCTTTGTACCTACGCGAACGATAAAGTTTTCTGCTTCTGACATTGGTTGTGCGTACATTTGTTGTGCGTTCATAATATATCTCCGAGTTGGTAGGGGTAACCCCTACGGTTATAGGGCAAGTGATGGTAAGTTAAGGATGATGTCATCTATAGACGCTTTGGTTTCGGCACGAAGGAGAGATGAATTCCTCAGTCCGTCTGTGGTCACACCGTGAAGCGTATCTTCTAGCCGTCTGCGTATTGCCTCTTGTCGGCTGTCCCCTGTTACGTTACAGGCACCTAGTAGCTCCACGATATCTATGGCGTGATCGACCATGCTCTCATTGAACTTGAGCGAACCCGTCTTGCTTACGTAGTCTTCTTCACCTGCTACGCGCAGTCGTTCGGACATGTGACTTGCCATGTCATGCACACGTTTCCACATGTGATTCATAGCGCCATTGAACCTAGCGTTGTGGTACTCGTTCATATGGTCTTTGAGTACCTGCTCTTGCTCTGCACCCACCTGAATACGGAAGTCCTTGGGGTCAGATATAGCGAAGTATGATATGCGGAACTCAAACTTAGCCGCTAACTCCTCAGTGGTTGGGTAGTCGCTAGGTACAAACAAGTCACCCATCCGCGCCTGTTCTTTACCCAGTTCCCAGTCATATTGTCCTTTCAATTCATCCTTGAGACGATAGAACTCCCCTGACATGTCAGTCATAACCTCGTGATACTTAGGGTACGTTTCTGTGGATAGCATCCGATGCCCCATGTCATTCCAAGGTAGGGTCATAGCGTAGTGCAAGTTGCGTGCGTTACCTGCTAGCGAATGGATCGCTATTAGCGGAGGGTAGTCACCTAGCAATACCTTGTTGACTGACGCGGCTTTGGGTTTGGCATTGTTGTCTGATACTACTTTGAGAGATGCCTCCTTGTCTTTCTTACGCCCCACCCACTTGCTACACGTATGCTCTACGAGCATAGCGGATGAACTGATAGACGGTGTGCTTATCTCTGGTGCTACATTTAAGTTAGTCATACTATTTCTCCGAGTTGGTAGGGGTAACCCCTACTGTGTTGTTAAGGTTAGGTTGTCGTGATTCGATTGATACAATGTTTTTAGCCCACTGGCTGTGCTTGTTGAGGTACTTTGTCCATGCACGCCATGTCTTTAGCGTCTGCCCTTTGTCTAGGTATGTCACGCCCATCTGCACACATATGTCAGGGCGACCACTTAGGATGATGCGTAGCTGGGGTGTCTCTCCTATCTCTCCATAACACGTTACGAGGAACCCATCGTCACGGGTGTACGAAAACACCGCTGTAGGTGAAGCTAGTTCCGCGATCATGTCTCGTCCCCCATCTCTACTATCATGCCGATCATCTGCTCACGATTGACGGTTCGTCTAGACTGCGACTGTTTCCAACTAGCGCGACCCTCTGCCTCTAACAGCTTGTGGTCAAACATTTCTTTGTGGTGTTCAAACATCTCACGTATGGCCTCGTCTAGGTCTTGCTCGATTAGGGCGAGGTCTTCGTTGGTCTTAATAGTCATAACATCTCTCCAGTTAGTGGTAGGGGTGACCCCTACCGTTAGATTAAACCATCTAATACGCCGCGTGACATCTTCGCGGCAAGGTCAGCCCTTCTCCTTGCAACGCGTTGGCGGTGCTCCCTGTCGTTTATGTAGTCCCCTACCTCATCGGCTTTTATGTAGTCCCCTACCTCATCGGCTTCGGCACCGTTGTGCTCTTCCACGAGAGTCACCATCATTATCCTGTTTCGTATGGGTGCGTAGTCTAGGATAGAATCTTTAAAGTCATCACCTACAATGACCACTGTGTTTCCTGCCATAGCTAGTTGTAGCAGTTCCTGCTTTGTTACCTTAGTCATAACATCTCTCCAGTTAGTGGTAGGGGTCACCCCTACCGTTACATTACCTTGGGGCATATGCCCTCCTCCCCGTAATGGGACTACCATTATACCTTATATTCCCTAACATGTCAATCTGTGACGTATGGTGTGTAAATGTGTTGTTTTGTATAGTGTTACATAGTGTGACGTATTGTTACGTGGGTGCGGTGTGTAAGCCCTTGATATCTCTACAATGTTACAATGTTACGTTTTTAAGGGATTTATTAGTGGAAATAAATAGGCTGAGAAGGGGGAAGGGAATTTGTCACAGTACGTTTCAATTTTCTAGAGTGTCTATATATTTTCACAAAAATGTCACAATATAAAAGGTATAAAGAAAATACACTATACTTAACGATCTGATAGGGATAATACTTCACTAAGATCGACTGCTTACCACCAGACTTCATCAAACAACAAGTTCTAATAATGTTACAAAATTTTGTCACAGTGTGTCACATTAGCGTAACATTAGGGGGGTAAAACGTAACATTGCAAGTAGGGGTAACCCCTACCGCTAAACGTATCGTGCTCGGAGCCATAGAGGGACTGGTCTCCTTGGTAGGGGTAACCCCTACTTGTAAACATGTAACACTCAGAGCCATAGAGGCACTGGTCTCGAACTCGGTCAATGCTCGGAGCCATAGAGGCACTGG